TGCCGCCCGCAACGAGATTGGGAGAGAACTGAAGCATGGTGTGTATTCCTTGTGGTTAGCGGCGGGTGCGGGCGTTGATCGCCTTGGCAAACTCTTCGGGCTTGCCGGCGAACTGCTTGACGAGGTCACCGACGTCGGCGATGCCCATTCCCTTGGGCATGGCGGCGCGGCTCATGTCGATCTTCGTTCCGATGGGGTCGCGGGCGAACAGCTCGCGCCATGACTCGAGCAGGGAGACCGGGTCACGGGAGGCCTGCAGCTGGCCGACCAGCGCGTCGCGCTGCGTGTCGGGGATGCGGTAGCCCTCCTGCTCCATGATCTCGATCTCGCGGGCGAACTTCTCGCGGGTGAGCTCGGCCTTCAGGGCCGCGTTCTCGCGCTCGATGCGGGCCATGCGGGCGCGCAGGCCGTAGTGGCTCTTGGACGCAATGACCTCCTCGGCCTCGTCCTCGGGGGCCTCAACGTCATGGCTGCCGATGTCGATGTGGACGCCCTCGCCGCCTTCCTCGGCATCGAACTCCATGCCTTCGCCGGCCATCTCGTCCTTCTCTTCCTCGGCCATCTCTTCCTTGTCGCCCTCGTCGGCGAACTTCTTCTTCATCATCGCGGACAGGTCGGAGATCGCGCACTTCATGGCCTCGAGCTCCTCGCGGATGTCGTTGTCGGATGCCATTGCGGCCTCCTCCTTGTTGAGCGCCGGGACGAAGGTGTTGAGGCCACCACCGACCCCGGCGAGATCGTGGTTGCTCTTTGAGAACGTGATGCGCTCGCCGCGGCGAGCGAAATGCGTGTCAGGAAGCGGCCGGCGCGGGGTCTCACGACCCAGCAGCGCCACCTCGGACAGGTGGTCGCTCTCGGACCAAATCTCCGCCGACCGCCTTGGGAAAGCGTTCGTGGCGATAAGTCTGTCGAAGATGTCCCTGCCGACCTCCATGTCCCCCACAATGTACCCAACGCCCCCGCGTTCCTCGTATCGGAGTTGCGGGATTCGACCGACCGCGCTCTTGGGCTCCTTGCCGTCCTTCTCGTGCATGATCACGATGCGGGGGTAGGAGCCTCGGGCCATGTGCTTCCCGGTAGCGGCGACGATCTTCTGCAGGCGCTTGTTGTCGAAGCGCTTGAGCTCGGGGTCGGCCTCGCCATCGTCGATGGCTGGGTCGAACGCCATGAACAGCTCAACGCCACGCAGGACGACCTTGTCGTCGTCCTCGACGACCTCGTGCGATGCCTTCTGGTTCACGCTCTTGCCCTCCTTGCGGTCCATTTCGGCCACCTTGCGCTCGGCCCACGCCTTGCCGGCGTCGCCGCCCCAAAGCAGCCACGCGATATACCCGGCGTCATCATCCCCGCCCTTCTGGTTGCCCTCGTGGCGGGCGAAGAAGGACGCCATGCGGCGCACGGTGTCGGGGGACAGGTTGGCCCGGTTCTTGAGGTCGCGGGCGCGCGCCACGCCGACCTCGGTTCCCCCACGGCCGTGCTTGGCCCGCAGCTCGAGGCCGCGGGCGGCGTTGGATGCCATCTCCTGGGTGGGCTTGAGGTCGATGTCGGTCATGCCCATACCCTGTACGGAATCCCCGGCTCGGGGGTAAAGGTCGGCAGCGCGTCGATCTGCTCCTTGGTGAGCTCAAAGGCCACCCGCAGGTTCGCGTGGAATCTGGGGTCTCCTGGCCCGGTGACCTTGCCGTCCTGGTCAATCGCGGGCGGGATGGGGCCGATGAAATCCACCGCGCAATGCGCGGCAGGAACAAGCGCCAGTTCACCTGCTCCGACATCCTGTTCGATCAGAATGCCGGCGGCCTCGAGCGCGTCGTCCATCTGCGCCTCGGTGTCGGTGCGGAGCATGAAGTCGGTCATGTGGTGAGGCCCTGCAGGGTGCCGTCGGCGAGACGTGTCGGCCAGTACTTGATCTGCCGAATGGAGTTGTTGAGCACCACGTTTGCGTCGGTCAGGCTCGTGCCGTTGGTGCTGGTCGCGCCAATGACGAGCCAAGTCGGGGCCACCGAGAACGACAGCGACGAGCCCGTCGCAACGGTGCCTCCGTTCAGGCAGACGCTCGCGCTGCTTCCGTTGTACCCGAATGCGCCCTTCGTCCTCGCGCCGCTTGTGAGTGTGTTAGCCGTGGTAACGTTGTTCGCGCCTCCGAAGTCGGCCACGCGCAGGTTGCCTGCGGCGGCGGTTTGCATCAGGTGCAGGTGCTTGTTCGCAACGTCATCCGTGGACAGCACGGTGCGGTTGGTGCTTCCGCTTGCGCCTTCGCGCACTCCGCCGAACCAGTCCGCGTAGAACGTGCCTTGCGTTCCGCCCTGATACCACGACGAGAAGTTCGTCCCGGTCATCACGCAGAAATCAGCCACCCTCGTCGCCGTGCTTGCGCCCGTGACAATATACGAACTAGCAGCGGACCCGACTTCTACCTGTGCGCCCCATACAACCATGCCCTTATACGGGGTGGTTGCCGAATAGAACGGCTGATTACTACCGCCGTACAGAGTAGCAATGTTGCTCAAAATCACCGCCGGATACAACGGAGAAGCAACGCAGTTCATCGTGATGGTTAGCCGATACCACCCATTCGGATAGGCCGTGATGCTATGTCCCGTGTTCGTTGGTGCGCCTGCTGTTCCGTTGTTTGCGCCGGATGCCGTAATCGTTCCCGTCTGCAAGTCGGCAACAATGGTGTATCTGGCGGCGGTCGCCTGCCCATCAGCCACCTGAACACACAAGTATCGGCGTGAATTGCTGGACGGTTCCTTGGCCCACACGCTCAAGGTGTGAACACCCGGAGTAATGGTGATGCTGCGTTCAAGGCTGTGCTTGACAAACGAAGTCGTGTTCTCCGAAATCAGCGTTGCGCCCGTCGCATTGTCCGGAGACGATTGCCCAGTCGTTCGGTCAATACTGACTTTCGACCACGCGGCTTGCGAATAGTCCTCGCTGTATGTGGCAAGGTTGACGGCCTGTCCCTCAAGGAGCAGTCCCCTCGGCGCGAGCGTGGTCGGGTCGTAGTCGAAGCGTGGACCGTGATACGGGTTCGCCGTATTTGTATTGGCAAAGTACGGAGCAATCGGGTACGAGCCGGGGACAGTTCGGAGTTCCGAAAACTCACATACGCCATTAGCAACGTTTGATCCAGTAGATCCGACTCCAATACGGAATCCATTTCCAGACGAACTACTCGCCTGCCATACGCACGTAATAACACCAGTTTGTGCCGTTTGAAATGCCCCGCCCGTTCCTCCTGCAACGGCGACACCATTTCTGTAGAACTGCACGACACTTGCGCCGCCAGTTGGGGACATCGTGTTCTGATAGTGCTGCCCGGAAACCGCGGTAATAACTGCGGTAGTGCTGTAAAGAAGACCTTGTGCGGTAGAGTAGTTGGATATGTTTTGTATCCAGTTCTGTGCTGCTGTCGTTGTTTCAAGCCGCCGGACACCAGTAGATGGGATCGTTGCTCCCGCCCCGCCCGACACAAGGCTCCATCCGGTAGGCGTTGCTGGACCCGACATGACGCTGTTCACCACCATATTCGCGTCTGCATACTGAACTAGTCCGCTGCTGTTGATGAACGTGGCGTTACTCAACCGCTCAAACGTCAACCGCGAATCAAGGATGCCCGTGGTGAAGTCCAGCGTGAGCGTGGAGCCGTCGCCGGCGCGAGACAGCAGCTTGCTCGCGTAGCTCGAGCCGCTGATCCGCGATAGCCTGGGACGGTTGGCGCGATTCATCAGAGGGTGGACCAGAACGTGCCCATGGTCGGGGTGCCGCTCGACTTGAACTGGGCGGTGACGTACTGCGCGCCCGCTAGGTCGATCAGGGCCGCCGCAGGCTCCACGTTGCTGCCCGCCGGCAGCGCCGGCGAGTACAGGTTGCCGCTCGGGGTGCCCGCGACCTGCGTGATGCCGCTGAAGGTCCGGTGGTTCGCCGTGCCGTCGATGGTGTAATTCGGGACGGTGCCGCTCGTGAAGGTCAGGGTGAGATCCGCCAGCACGGTCGGGACGTACCAGAACGACGCCACGTTCGACCGGGTGTATGTGACGCCCGTCGGCGTGCCGGCGGTGGTCGTGATGGCCGCGCCGCCCGGCGTCGCCGAGAGCTGGAACGTGGTCGACCCGTTCGTGGCGATGATGTAGTACGTGGTGGGGTTGACGTACGCCGGCACGGTAATCGTGCCCGAGCCGCCGAAGGTGCCGGCGATGGTGAGGGCCTGCCCGACCGCGAGGGTGGGGTTGGCGTTGCAGGTGAAGTTGCCGGCCGTGTCGGCAATGGTCACCCCGGTCAGGGTGCCGCTCGCGTCCGCGTACTTGCGCCAGTTGAGGAGCCGCATCCCGATGCTCGTCTGGGCCGTGGTGGCGGAGACCATGAACGGCATGACGTAGAGGAGGGACGGGTTCTGCCCGCTGACGCTCGCGCTCGTGTAGTCGAAGAGCAGGGTGGACGTCGGCGGGGTCTGAAGGAACACCGCTGCGGAGTTGGCGTAGGTCGCCGGCACGGAATCGGCCGTGACCTTGCGGAAGTTGTTCTGTGCGGTGGTGATGTCCATGTCAGATCTCTCCTCTGCGCTTCATGTCAAGCGCGATTGCGACCGCCTGGTCCTGCGGCTTTCCCTCAGCGATGAGGGTGCGGATCTTGTCGCTGACGGCCTTGTCGGCCCTCTCCATGAGCTTCAGGCCGGCCTTGACGTCCTCGCGCTCGAGGTCGGAGGGCTTGGCGAATGCCTCGCGGAACTGGTGCCCAAGCACCTCCGCGCCCGCGCTCGCATCTGGCACGAACTGGTTGAACCCAACGCCGCCAGCCTTGAGCGCATCACGCAACGCCTTGGCTCGAGCGCTGCTGTGGGGCTTCTGCAGGATGCTTCGCACCTGATTGACAACGGACGCCGGCAGGGAGCGCATCCACGCGATGTTCTCGGGGTGCGCTGCCATCGTGGTCTTGGCGGCCGTGGCCTTCGCGCCGGGGCGGGAGGACTTGAGCGTTTCCGCGTATCGCTTCAATTGTTCGAAAGAACCACGCTTGATGGTTTGCGGAGCGCGCCCCGGTTGAACTCGCATGAGCGAACCATTGCCAGTCGCGCCCTCAACAACGATAGCCCATTGCGTTCCGTTGATGGTTGCCGTCCATTGCTTGGACAGGTCGCCCCATCCTTCGGATGCGTCTAGCGTCCACCGCGCCATTTTCGCCTTCGCGCCATGCGCGGCGAACTGTGCTGCCCAAACTCGCAATTCCTTCGGAACGAAGTGGGTCGTGAGCAGCGAGTCCGTCTTTGCGAGCAGCGCCTTCGCCCTCTTGCCATCGCCAGAACGCGCTGCCTTGAGGAGATTCTCAAAGAACGCGAAGTCCTTCTTCTGGCCCGAGGTCATTCGCTTCTGCTCACCAGCGTCGCGGTACTTGTTCGGCGTGAACAGGCGCGTCGACTCTTGGAACTTGGCGTACAGTCGCTCGAGTTCCGGGACGCCCGGTGCTGCCGCCATCTTCGCCTTCGCGCCGGGGCGGGAGAAGCGGCCCTGAACCTCCTCGGAAATGTACGACGCCGCCGATTCGGCCTCGATCCAGTCCTGCTCCTTGAGCCCGCCCTTGCGGACGTTCTTGAGCCAATTCTCCGCGTCGATGCGTGCGGAGTCATTGCGCGTGCGGCGCGCTTCGTCGCGCAGGTATTCCAGGTCGCGGAGCACCTTCTTGCGATCCACGGCCATCTTCGACTTTGATCCGGTGCGGGAATACCACCCTGACGCAGCCGCCTTCTTCGCAGCAGCGGTCACCATCTGGGCGATTTCCCGATACGCCTTCATGGTTTCCGGAGTGTTGGGCTTGATGTCCCACCCACGCTCGTAGTTGACGATCACGTCGCCGAATCCCGGCTTGCCCTTGGGATTCATGTAGAGCTTGCTGATGTGCGGAAACTCCGGGATGCCGTATGCCTCCGAGGGCTCGGAGAAGACGAGCGCGCCCCAAGTACCGCCGTCCCACGTGCCGGTGATCCACTGGCCGCCCTTCTTTGGGTTGATGCCCTTGGAAATGCTTGCCGCCATCTCTGCCTTCGCGCCGGCGCGCGCCACCATGCCGAGCCGGGCAGCGATCTGCTTACGAGTGTTGCTCATGTCCCTCATCGTAGCGTTCCTCCTTGTAGTTCACGCATTCACGAAGCCCGGATCGGGGATCTCGCCGCGGTCCACGACCGTCTGGCGTGCACCGTTGTGCCGCTTGATCGCCGCGTAGTCCAATGTCCCATTCGGGCGCGTCCATCCCTTGTCCAACGCCATCGCCGCTGGCACGGGGATCAACGCACATCGGCAATTGAAGCCGCAGGGCGGCGTCAGGCCCATGCGGTCGAAGTCCTCGATGGTGCCTACGTAGCCGTCCATCGCCCGGTGCGCCGGCCGCGTGCGTGGGTCCTTGGTTGCGCTGTACTGCACCAACGGCACGAACGCCTGGACGCGCTCGTCGCGCAGGACCTCGGCCGCGCCCTCGGTGGTCGCCCGGTTCGTATTGGTCCGCAGGACGGTCTCGAGGCGCGCCGTGGAGAGCTCCGTGCCCGTCAGGGCCTGCGTGGTTGTCACGAAGTCC